GTTTGGAATCCGGAAAATGACGATTCGTATATTACCGAAGGTTACCGCAAAAATTCAACAATTTATTCGTTAATTAACTTAATAACAAAAGCGGCAACAACAATTCCGTTTCAAGTTTACGAAAAAACAAACGAAAACGATTATAAGCGTTTCAAGGCAATGACGTCCGGAACGTTTGACGCTGCAACAATACATAAGGCGGCAATGTTACAAAAACGTTCGTTGGTTGAATTACACGATACAGATTTACACCAATTATTGGAACGTCCGAATCCGGCGCAATCTTATAATAGTTGGATTACAGAAATTATTGCATTCGGTAAATTAACCGGCAACCGTTATATTTACGGAATAGGACCGGACACCGGCGCCAATGTTGGGAAATATACGGAATTATACATAATGCCGTCACAAATTATGGAAATTGTTTCCGGCGGAATAATGAAACCGGTTTCAAAATACAAAATAGAATATAACGGAACGTATGAAATTGACGCCAAGGAAATATGTCATATTAAAGATTTCAATCCTTATTATGACGGTACCGGATCACATTTATACGGACAAAGTCCATTGCGTGCCGGTTTACGTTCATTAACAACAAACAACGAAGCGGTTCAAACCGGCGTAAAATATTTACAGAATCAAACGGCGCGCGGTTTATTAATGAGTGACGAAGGCGATATAAATGAAGTCCAGGCGCAACAATTAAAAGATAAATTTAGAAAACAATTTCAAGGTTCGGACAATGCCGGCGACGTTATTATTACGCCGAAAAAATTATCATGGGTTAACTTTGGATTGAATGCGGCCGACGTTTCATTGATTGAACAATACAACGCATCGATTAAAGATTTATGTAATATCTACAACGTGCCGGTCCAATTATTAAACAATACCGATTCAGCGTCTTATAATAACATGAAGGAAGCTAAAAAGGCGTTATATCAAAACGCGGTTATTCCGGAATTGTTAAAAATAAAAGACGAATTAAATCGTTGGTTGGCGCCAAAATTTGGGGACAAACTTTGTATTGAATTTGATTTTTCAGTCATTCCGGAGTTACAAGAAGAAACCGACAAAGTTGTGGACCAATTGACAAAGGCGTGGTGGCTAACACCAAACGAAAAACGCGCCGCAATGAATTATGGCAAAGACGAACAAACCGAACAATTAGACGATTATTATATTCCGGCAAATCTTATTCCGGTACAATCAAACGAAATTGAAATGCCGGTTGAAAATATCGACGTTGACGTTAACAAGTTTTTAAACGCAAACATCGAAAAAAAAAATCCAATAACTAAAGCCGAAACATTTTCAGATTATCCACAAACCGCAACCAACAACGCTAAACGCATGATTGAATGGCGCGAAAAATACGGCGACGAAGTGCGCGCCGGAACCGCAACCGGTTGGCGACGTGCATCGATGTTAGCAAACCGCGAACCATTAACAATTGAAATGTTAAACCGCATCAAATCATTTTTTGCAAGACACGAAGGCAACCAAATAATCGCGGACCAATACAAGGACACACCATGGCGCGACAATGGTTTTGTTTCCTGGAATTTATGGGGCGGAACCGCAATGCGTGATTGGACAAATAAAAAGTTAAACGAAATAAACGATTAGTTTGGCAATAGACAAAGACAAATGGCAATCCGCATTCGAACGGCAATTGGACATTGGCGAAAAAAAACAAATCGCGATTGTTAAGCGTTACTACAAACGCGAATATAACAAAGGCATCGAATCGTTTATTGCAGACGGACAAACTAATTTCCAATTGTTATTTGACAATAAAGATTTATTAAAAATATATCGTGATTTGTATATTGATATAGGAATGAGATTCGCGAATTGGTACGTTAATAATTTTCAAAAGTTTATCACAAAAAAAGTTGATACATCAAATTACAATGAGATTTGGCAAAATGCGTTCGGTTCCTTTGGTTCGGCAATTGGCGGAACGCGCGTCACATTAGTTAGCGGAACGGCAAAAGAAACATTAATCAAAATAACAGAACGTTTAATGCGTGATCCGGAATTTATGACATTGGGCGCCGTTGAACGTGGCCGAATATTAAGAAACCAATTTAATAGATATTCACAATATCAAGCCGAACGATTGGTCCGAACCGAAGCGACGGCGGCGGCTAACTTTGCACAAACACAAGCGGCACAAACAATTTTTTCGCCGGACCAAATGCAAAAAGAATGGATTGCAAGTTTTGATGACAGAACGCGCGACACACATTCAGAAGCGGACGGCCAAATTGTAATGGCTAACAATCCATTTTTAGTTGGCGGCCAAGAAATGATGTTTCCAGGCGATCCGGCCGGCGGTGCGGCGGAAGTTATAAATTGCCGTTGTTCGGTTGCATATTTTCCAATTGAAGGCGCGCAAACCGTTGGCGATATTTCAACGATTGGATTGGGCGTTTCCGGTGGTGGATTTAATAATTTTTAAAAATCGTATATTTACAAAAATTTTTCAATATGAATACAATTCTTTACAAAGCGGCGCCGGTTGGCGAATTAATAGATGCCGACGAAAAAGCCGGAATCATTAAAGGGTACGGAAGTTATTTCGGAAATAAAGATTCCGACAATGACGTAATAATGAAAGGCGCTTATAAAAAGACAATCGAAGAAAATGGCGCGCGCGTTAAATATTTATATCAACATGATATGAATCAACCAATCGGAAAAATGACCGAATTGTACGAAGACGAAAAAGGATTGGTATTCGTTGCAGAAATTGCAAAAACGCAATTAGGAAATGACGTTGTTGAATTAATGAAATCCGGAGTAATTACCGAAAATTCAGTCGGAATCATGCCATTACAAAAAAATAATAAAGACGGTTACCGCGAAATAACGGAAGTTAAACTTTACGAGATTAGCGCCGTTACATTAGCGGCCAACGATCAAGCCAAAATATTAGACGTAAAAGGAAACATCGACGTTGACAAATTATCAAAGCGATACGACAATCTAACAAAATTAATTCGCAAAGGCGAAATATCGGATCAAATGGGTTTTGCCATTGAAGCCGAAATATTAAAACTAAAATCATTATTTATTGAGTTCACAAAGCCGGTTGATGAAATCACTTTGCCGAATGTTGAAGTAAAAAACAATGATTCAGAAGTGTTCAATTATTTAATTAATTCCTTAAAAAAATAAAAATGGAAGAAAATTTAAAAAACCAATTGGATCAATTCAATAATGCTATTGATTCAAAAATCGAAAAGTCTAACAACGAAGTTGTTGAAAACGTTGTTGTAAAGGCGAACGAAATCGTTAAATCTGAAATTTCAGAAATGGCGACAAAATTAAACGAAAGATTAGATGCAATTGAAGTGGCTAACAAAAAAGCGTTTAGCACAAAAAAAAGAATGACATTCAAAGGCGCATTAAACGAAGCGTTTGAAGGTGGAGCAATCGAAAACCTTGCAAAAGGAAATTCAAGAAGTGCATCATTCGAAATTAAAGCGGACATGACAGTTGCTGCGGATTTTACCGGCGAAGTTATTCCGGCGGACCGCGTTCCAGGATACAAATTTGATCCAACAAGACCGGTTCACGTTAGACAATTATTGGCGCAAGGTTCAACGCAATCAGATGTTGTTCGTTTCGTAAAAGAAAGCGGATATTCAAACGGCGCGGCTGCAACGGCTCAAGGTGCGACATTAGGTCAATCGGATTTCGATATGACGGCAGCAGATGCAAACGTTCGTAAAATCGGAACGTATTTCAGAATCAGCGAGGAAATGTTGGCAGATACACCACAATTAACAAGTTATTTATCAGCGCGTGCGCCGGAAAAACTTTTGGAAATTGAGGATACGCAAATATTAAGTGGCGACGGAACCGGAGCAAATTTAAGCGGTATTATTACAGATGCAACGGCATTCGCTGCGGGCGATTTAGCCGATTCAGTTGATAACGCAAACGATTTTGACGTGATAGTTGCAGCATTAAACCAATTAGCAAATGCTAATTACAATGCAGATTGTATCATGTTAAATCCTTCGGATTTCCATAAAATATTATTATTAAAAGATTCGCAAAATAACTATCTTAAAGATCAAGTTTATAACGGTCTACAACCGGTATTTATGGGCGTAAAAGTTGTATTAAATACTGCAATTTCAGCCGGCGATTTCTTAATTGGAAACTTTGGCGTTGGGACGCAATTATGGGTTCGTGACGGATTAAACGTTGAGGTTTTCCGCGAAGACGGAACAAACGTTCGTGACGGATTCGTAACGGTAAGAGTTAGCGAAAGAGTTGCTTTAACAAACTATTTGCCAAATGCGTTTGTTAGTGGCGATTTCGCAACTGCAAAAGCAGCATTAGAAACACCATAATAACATTTAATTGTTATAAATTAGGGCCTGGAATTAATTTCCGGGCCTTTTTTTATTTCCTTATTTTATAGGGGTTACAAAAGAAAATGAAAAAAAACTTTAAAAAAAAACTGAAAATATTTTTTTAATTCAATAATCGGTTGTAGATTTGTATCAAACAAAAACAAATAAATATTAAAATTA